GCTGTAGAAGAACCTAGTAATGGGGGGTGTATCATCTTCTTAATATCCTTCTCATTTCTTTATCTAAAGCCTTAGCCATGTTATTTTTCACAACACCACTAACAGTCTTAAAAAAATCAAATCTTTTTCTAAAGTTTTGTTGTTTAGATAGATTAACCATCATTCTTATTTTAGCTCCAGCAGATGAACCTGTAGCGTTTCTTCCATATCTCTCCCAGACACCATAACCTGCATTAGGAAAACCTTTTGGGACTCCAACAAAATATTTATTATCATTACTAAAATATTTATTCCTGTTGCCTGCTGTTATGTTTCCATATTGATTGGTCTTAGTATTCTTTGTTGGAATTATTACATTGCTCTTTTGTGGTGTCTTAGGCTTACCACTAAGGAATGGTTCTAAATATTCTGAAGGCGGTTTACCAAATCCACCCTTATTTCTTATGAACACTAATGCAGATAAGTCTTTAGGTTTAGCTGCAAACACTAAAACACTCTTCACTGTTTTAGATACAGGCTTATCAAAACTTTTAGCAAACTGACTTCTCATTGCATTAGCTGATTTAGCTGCTACAACATTAATACCATCTGCAACTATCTCAGGCATATGCTTCTTTTGAAACATACCTAATTTCTTATTCAACGCTTTAACATTAGATTCAATCTTTATACTTACAGTCATTTCTTCCTCCACCATGTTTGTGTCTCAAACTTAAGTCCTAATTCTTTTGCCTTACGTCTTACTGTTGATGGGTGAACATCATAAGACATAGCTATGTCATGGCTTGACTTACCTTGTTTGATCTTCTCTTTTAATTTATCTTTATTTATTTTCACTATGATAATTATAAATTGTTGTAGTGTTCTATCAAGCGATTCAAGTACCAAACACACTTCTCTAAGTCTTGTATGTTTGCATCTTTGTACTTATGTCTATGCAAATACTTAACAGCAGATCCTTCTAGGTACGCTGGATAGTTGCTGCCTAACTGTTGTTTTATGTAATCAATACATTCAACTCCACCCTTGTTGTAGTGCGGTGGTTTGTTTACTAAATCTGCTTTCATTTGTTTCTCCTTAATAATTTCTAGTTAGTTTTATATTTCCCTTGTAGTTCTTTTGGTAATGTATACAGCCTGTTGAAAAACCAAATGGGAAACCATGTTGATTACCACCACCCATGTGTATGATTTCTTTAATGCCACCATAGTTAGATATCTTTACATCTAACTTTTTACCTTTAAAAACTTTTGTTAATGGGCAGAAGAAAACTACATTGTCAGCAATATCAAAAGATTTAATTAAAAAGTCATCAAAGATACTGAATGGTGGATTGGTTATAATCCAATCAACTTTATTTGTGTAATCAAAAAAATCTTTATCTTTAGTTATTTCACACCAATCTTTGTCGCACCTATATGCATCATAAAAAGCTCCATCTCCCATACATGGATCAAGAGCCAATCCTTGAGGATTGAAGTAATCAACAATCCATTTTGCAGTATCAGGGTTTGTCATAATTAAATCATTAGGAGTTTTTTTCCTTTCTTTTGGAGTGCTGACTCGACCTATATAAGATTGCATTTGCTTCTCCTTGTTAATTCGTTTCTACATTTTTGTATGACCTTCTTCTTTGCAGTAGATGATTCAATGTAATCATTTAGATCTTTAATCGTCATACTCTTTAGATAGTAATGCTCAGTAGTTGTCTTACCTGTAGCTCTATCCCTTATCTTCTGGCTTGCCTTTAGTTTTATTGGCATCTGCTTTCTCCTTTTTCTTTTTGCCAAATATGGCTTCAAAGTTTTTATCAAATTTATCTTTATCGTATGGCTTTACAGCACTACCTTTACCGCCATGCCATTTGCTCATGTAAAACTCACTCGCTTAAACATAATGTCCAGGTTCTTTTTCTTAAATGTTTCTTTAGCTGATAAGTAATCTGGGTGCATAAACCTAAACAATTCTTCAACACTAAAAAGCACTACATCTTTATCAGTTCCATGTAATTCTTTTAATCTAGGTATTTGTGTATCTGTATCACAAACAATAGCGATCTTGTTGTCTCTGTATTTGTAGCATCTAAAATCATCTTCTAATTTGCTGTAGCCATTATCAGCAGCTTTATCTACTAATGCAGAATATGCCCTGTACATCATTTCAATCATTTCAATCTTTTTCTTTACAGGTGATTCAATTAAAGATTCATCAAATAACATTTGTGCTTTACAGAACTTAATCTCTAATTGAGCATCAACACATTTAAACAATCTCTTCTTACCACCCCATTCACGTTCTATAGAAGTTTCATAAGATCTAAAATCTTTTAATTGTTTTTCTATTGTTTCTTGTAAATAATTTTTCATAGGGATCATTTACAGGGAACAGGGATATACCTATAGGTATATATCCCTTCCCTCCCTGTTAATTGTTGATTTTGCATAAAAACTTCCCTCATTCTTCCCTCTAACTTCCCTCTACTTCCCTGCTATTCAAACTTAGGAGCTAATTTATGGTACTCAGCAGACTGATATCCAACTGTTTCCAGATACTTAACTTCCTCTAATTCAACTAATTTTTTTAATAATTTTTTAATACTTTCAACTGACATAACATTGCCATTGGAATCTCTTACCTTGTCTTTTAAATCTTTTGGGAAAAAGTAGTAATCTTCTGGGTGGTCTTTATCAGCAAATATAGACTCACGTTCTAATGCTTCTAATACTAATTTTTGTTTATATGTCAGCTTATCTTTAGACTTAAAATCTATATCAGTAAGCTCTAAGAACCCACTGGTTAGTTCCAATCCTTCACCTATTAGATCTACTTCTTTAAATACAAAGTTCTTCTCAGCCATTCCCTGACCATCTTTATTAAGGGTTTGTTGAAAAGATACAAACATCTCTTCATTCTTATCTGTTCTTTGCACTTTAAATTCATAATCTAATGAAGCACCAATAACACTTGATCCTCTTGCTCTATTACCCTCATGCCCAGAATGATGAACAATACATACGTTGCATCCATATACAGATATAAGACCATCTAATTGATGTATAAAATTACCTACATCTTCTGCTGAGTTCTCATTACCACCACCAAAGTTTCTCTGGAATGTATCTACTACTATCATTCCTATATCACCCTCAATAGCTTTTATTGCTTCTATTTCTTGGGTTAATCTCTCAAAATCATCCTTATCACCTATTCTTACAGCTCTATCTGATAGGTATAAAGGTATAGCCTTCAAGCTGTATTGTGCTTGTTGCCAAGCTGATAGCCTTCTCTTAACACCTCTTTGCCCTTCTCCGCATATATATAGAACTGGCTTTTTAAATGATTTATTCCCATAAAAGTCTTGACCAGATGCAATAGCACAACTCATAGCAATAGCTACAAATGACTTACCGCTTTTAGGAGCACCATATATCTGCATTAAAGACTCAGTTTCTACAACATCTTTAATTAACCAATTAGGATTAGTTACTTGGCTTAATACTTCATCTGCTCTGGTGAAGGTTATAGATCCCTTTTCTTTCTTTTCTTGTACTGTTTCTATGTATTTAGTTAATGAATCATGCGTAAAATCACCACGTTCAGCAGCATCCCACAAATCATCTTTATCATTAAATGTCTCTGGTGGCTGTATAACCTTAACTTTAGATCCATTTGCCTTTAGTTCTTTAGCTATCTCATTAGCACATTTAATCCCAGCTTCATCATTATCAGCCCAGACATAAACATCTCTACCATAAATACCTGACCAATCTGTTTTATTCCAACCTGTAGCCCCTCCATGCCAACAACAAACATCGTAATCCCAAATACGCTCTGCTCCTCGCATTGCTTTCTCACCCTCATTCACTATTACAGGTTTTTCTGGATGTTTGTTTGTTATATATAGTGGCAATAAACCTTCTGGTCTTCTCATTGACCAAGTGCCATTAGGATTTAAGCTAAAAGGTGCATACTTCATAGGTAAAGCTGAGTGCCTTAACACCATAAAGTTATCTGCATATTTAACTTTTACTTCTGATTGTCTATATAGATCAACCAATTGCTCCCTAGAGAATGATCTTACTTTACTGGCAGTAGGGGTACTGCCATTTACAGTGGAGCTAGGGGTTTGTAAAGTAAGATCATGACCAAACTGTTTTAGAACTTCTGAGACATCTTTTCCATACCTTTCGATTAGCCATTTAACACCACCGCCTTGACCTTCTTCAAAGTCATAGAACTGACCAGTCTCAAGGGTAAATACTAATGAACCTTTATTACCCCATCGCCATTCATCTGACTTCTGGACTTTTGGTTCACCTAGTATTTGCCTTGCTACATCAGGTGCTATTTTTTGCCAATCGTAATCTTGCATTTAGAATGGAATATCATCATCAGTTAGTTCTTGTCTATCTATCTGAGCTTGAGTTGCTGCTGCAACCTTTTCACTCATACTAACTTCACCATCTGCTATCATTGGCTCTTCCCATACAGGAACAACAAAATCTGCTGGTCTATCCTTCCATCCTAAAAATGTAAATAAAGGTACATTAATATTTAATGCCTTTAACTCTATAACTTCATGGGTATTTGTGTATGCAAATACTGGCACTTTGCCTTTATTAGTTTCTATGTCCTTATAGAACTCTACTGCTAACTTTTTAAATGCCTGGTATTCACCAAAGCTAAACCTAGACCATAAATATTGCTTATTATCATTTGTATAAATATTCATACTAAATGCTTCTTTAAAGCCATCTTCAGGTTTTGGTATTTTTACAAAAGGTACATCTGAGTATTTAGTTTCATAAGATCCATTCCACATACCCCAACCAGTTTTAATGGTATCTGGGCAAATCATTATCTTATCTAAACTAACTACTTCACCACCTGCGTTCCAGGTCTTATCAGCATTTTTGTGCATAATAAAACTGGTACCAGTTTCACTTACATCATTTTCAAATATCGTACTCATTCTTCATTCTCTCCTTCTTAATGTATAGTTCTATCGCCTATACTGTTTATATAAATGCGTTCAAGATATTCATAATTGGACATCTTGTAGCTCTCGTAACTCTCTTCATTGATGATTCCTAAAATTTCGCATGCCTTATTAATCTTTTCATATCTATCCCTGCAAAACCTTTCAAATTCATCATCTTGATACATTGCTTTTTCCTAAAACTTTAGTAATTTTTTGGCATACCTCTTCTAGGGGACACATATAAGTAATTTGATTATTCTTTGGTACTGAAGAAACTAACCAGGCTGGCAATACGCACATTTCAGTTTTACGATCAAATTTATAAATAAGAATAGGTATAAAGTCTTGACCTGCACTTTTAATAACCTGATCCCACCACTCCTGCCTATACATATTAGTATTGCTCTTACCATATCTTTTGCACTCAATAGCAAAGTTTCTAAAATAGATATCTGCTAAACCAGCTTTCCATGATTGGTCAAAATTTCTTGAGACTCTATCTTTTAATCCTTCTTTAGCTAAACACTCATTAATCTTGCGTACAATAAGACGTTCAAATGCAGCACCCTTAGTTCTTGAATTAATAGGCATTATTGGTCTTTATAAAGAAAAAAAATAACAACAATTGTTATAAGTGTTATGAAGCCTATACTTACAAAAAAAATATTAAAAAAAGTTGTTATAAATTCAATCATTTTTTAAATTAATTATTTCTTCTCTACCACTTTCATACTTAATGTATTTGTAATGCTCATTAGCACCTTTTTGGTAGTAATAGACTGCTATGTTCTTATCAGCCTTTTCTTTGGCTAATCGTTGTCTCTGCTCTTCTACAGTTGTAAAAAACTCAGTCATTCTTCTGCTCTGCTTTATGCGAACAAATACCTAACTTAATTAAGAACTCACCAGCTCCCTCAAGTTTCATGTAGTTTTTATCTGCAAATTCTTTTAATGCAGCGTGCATATCTGGTGTCAACCAAAGTGCCTTCTTTTCTTTAATATCTTTATTCATATTTATTTATACTCTCCATTTTTTATTCTATACTTTTTTATAACTATTACAATTACAAGTTTGATATTTATAAACTATAATCATAAATGAAGGGCAAATGCTAAACTCTCCATATATCTAATACTCTCTATTAGCTACTTGCCCTTCTCTTATCCAACCCTCTTAATCTTTACATAACCAGCTCTACGTTCAGGTGCTGCTTTATATTGCACCTCTTTAACTTGAGCTTCTTTAGCTGGTAGTGTTTTCCATTCAAGAACGTACTCTGCTGCTCTAGCTTTACTATGATTACCCATAGCCATCATAAGATCCGTCATCAACTCATCATGCTTTTGTTTAGCTATTTTCTGAGTTTCTTTTAGTGCTTCAATCGTATCTATGATATCTACTGTATCTGCATCTAAGATCTTTTCATTTTCATCATCACCATCACTAAAAATACTTGCTGCGTGTTCTGGGGTTTCTGGCGGATAGTAGTCCTCTTCTTCAACCCTTCTATCAAAGTCCAATACAACCCTTGCCAGCTCACCTTTAAACGCTTCATCTTTTTTGTATATGTATATGCGTAAATCAGTTGATTGATATAAAACAATTAAGATCCCATAGTCCGCATTTAATATATCCATGCTCGCGTGTAATTGATCTACACCTAAATACTTTGGCGGTTCATCTACTGAAGGAAAGTCTGAGCTGCATTTACATTCAATAGGTATGTCTCCATTTAAAATCAGATCCTTATGCCCTACAACATGAATACCATTATCAGGATTATGGCTAACTCTAAGATTTACTGTTTTACATCTTCCATCAAGAGATGCTTGGAGTGGTAGTTCTGGGTGATCTATTTTGTAATCCACTTCAGCTTCAAGTTCAGTAATACCTAAACGCCTTGCTGCTTCTTTTATTAATACAGGTTCTAATAAGTCACCTGTTGCCTGTCTATTAGTTTGCACAAAGTTATCTACTAAAGTTCCATTCTTCTCTGCAATAGCCTTTTTAAGACATCCATGCTTATCAAAAAATCTAGCTCTATCAAATAACGCACATGTTATTGATGATGTTGCTCTAAACCAAGTTAATTTACCTACCATTTTATTGCTCCTTATTTATCATTCTTTTTATTTCGTGAATGGAATCACGCACTGCAATAGGTTGGCTAATGCCTGCCACTTCAATGTATGTTCCAGATTCGTCTTTGTAGAAAGATTTGAGATTTGTGAGTAGAATAGTTAAACTATCTAAACAACCTAACTTGTTAAATCTAACAGTTCTTTTAGGTTGGTTGGATTTATGTACCCTTTTAGATGTTTTACCTAATCCAGCAAAATATATATTATGCGAAGTCATATCACCCAAAAAATTAAGCTCTAGCTGTTTTGTCCCACTTCTACGCTCTTTGTATTTGACTGCTGTTCTGCACATATTATTCTTATCCTTTATAACTAACATAGTATTACGTTGCACCCTTATAGTATGAGCTGAGTGGTTTATCATTCGCTTTACTCTTCAACTCTGTATTGGTACACATGACTTCGTATTGAGCTATGTGTAATTTATTACGTTCTGAATTAGGAGATCTTTGTATCTTGGCTAGAACATTAACTAAATCCTGTAATAGATCTTTTGCATCTATTATGTTCTGGTTTGACTCCAGTGGAATCGTTAGTCTTTTTACTCTATCTTGATAACTCATTTATCTCTCCAAACTTTCTAACCTTTTGAATATATAAAATTATTTATTTAAATACAAGTTTTTTTTACACATATTACCCTCAAACATTTAGGCTAATTTTTTTAGGGTATTTTTATATCTATTTTGTAGATGTTTAGTCTCTTCAGTATAAAAATCATAATTACCCTGTTCAGGAAAACTAGGATGATTTTCTAAACCAACGTCTTTATAAAACTCTCCAAACATATCTCCAAAAGCATCTTTAAAGGGTTTTGATAAATATTCTACAGTTTTTAGTTTAGTAGTAGCATCAACTATCATTAATTGTTTTAACACTTTTGTAGGTAGTATTTTTTTAGTTCTTCCATCGCAACCGCACTGATATAATTCTATAAGGTCATGTTTTATTAATTCTTTTAATTTAGTTCTTATAGTATTTTCATTAATTCTAAGTGTATTACTTAATATAGTCATAGTAACTTGCCTATCGTTTATATCTTCTGTATAAATAAATTTCATTAAAAAATCAGTCAATTTATCTAGCTTAATGCCTGTTTTTGCTTCAAACATATATTGTGCTTTTGCACATTCAACTTCGTATGCAGCAAAGATTTCTACTATATGCGAATATTTTACATCCATATTTATATCCCTAATTCCCCTGCTTTTTTTAATAAATTACTTACACCCATTGGTGTCCAAACATCTTTACCACGTCTAGTCTTTATATTCCTAGCCATAAGTG